CGTTGAAGCGGTCGAGAAGAACGCCGTCGAAAGCGCGCTCGTTGCTGTTGGCCGTGGATCCGACCGCCTCGGCGCCGATGAATCGGACGCGGGTGCCGCCTGCTTGGGTGGAAAGAAATTGCGCGAAAAAGTCGCCGTCGCAGGCGACTTGGCGGAGGATGAGAGATTGCGCGCCGTAGAAATTCACCTGGGCGCTGGCATCGAATGCCCACGCATCACCGCAAGCGCGGTCTTCGAAGGCGCGCTCGGCTTGGCGGTTCCATGCGGTGTCGGCGGTGCGGGCCTTTGGGACAATGCCGGTGCCGACGGCGCGCTGGGCGAGGTGCTCGATGAGATAGGAGGCGGTGCCGAAATTGTTGTAAAGCCAGCGGGCGCGCTGCATGAGCTCCATGCGAGTCCGTGGCGCGAGTTCGCGCTTGGGCTCGTAGGTATTCATGACAATCAAGGAGCGCTCGCGGGAGTGCTCCGCTCCTTCAAAGGCCGCTGCTTGTGGGTCTCTGCGAGGACGGCCGGCACCGGGGCGCGGACCACCCCAACTTGATTTCTTGATTTTCGGAGCCATTGACTCCGAGGGCCGTGTCAAACGGGGGTCGTGAAAAACGAGCGGTCGAGGACCGTGCAGAGTTGCCGGCCGTTTGGCTCAGCGAGGATTTCTTCGAGGGCTTGGAGGAGGAGCCATTTCGGAAAACTGACCTGTCCGCTCGATGCGGTGCCGTCGCCGGAAATGGAGGTTATGACGACTTCCTCGGAGGCGGAGAGAAACGCGGCGTCGGCGAGGGCTTGGAGTTCGGCGGTGTTCTTGGTGCGGCGGAGGTAGGATTTAACGCCGCTGATTTTGTCGAGGTCGGTCACGCCCGAGGGGGCGTGTCAAAGAATCAGAGGTTTAACCACTGGGATTATTTTATTTGAATTCGATGGCTCCGGCTTTGCGCAGTTGTTGAGCGCAGGCGTAGTTGAGGCGAACAGAGTCGGCGAAGTGGTCACCTGCCACCGATCGCCATTCTTTCCGGCCTTTTTTGCTGACGATGATTTTTTGACCCATGAAAGCGGATAGGAATTCTTCGCCTGCGTCTTTCGGGAAAAATAGAAATGGGGATTTCCGCTTGGCGATTCGGTCGATGAATAGCGAGACCTTCGACGCGAATTCGTTGACCGTGTAGAGCGGCATGGTGGGGTATTCCTTCAGCACGCTCTCGGAGATGCTGCCGAAGTTTGCGCCTGATCCTTTGGCGGGGAAAAAGAAATTTGCCGAGAGATAGCAAGCGCGGTAGACGGCGTTGGCGTTGAAGCCTGAGTCGAGCAGGCCGCCGATAGGCGTGACCTCCCGGCCTTCGGCGGTCTTGTATTTCTGCGACTGCGCGACCTCGAGCATGTCGTCGATGCCGGTGACGGTGCCGTAGTCGATGACATAGGCGTCGCCATTTTCTGCAAAGGCCATCGTGGTCCAGTGCGATGTGTCTTGGCCAACATCCGCCGAGAGGGTGATGGCGACGGGCTCGATGGGGCAGGCTCCGCGAAGGTAGTCTTTGCGACAGGCCAGAACCTCGGCGCTGGTGGCTCCGGTGCCTTGCACGGTCCAGCGGCGGGCGTTGCGCTTTTGCACGAATTGTTTCATCGCCTCGGTGTCTCCGGCCTTACGGTCGAGATCGGCTTTGACCCACTCCACCGCCAGCGATCCCCACGGAATCCACCAGACGGCAGCGGCATCGTAGTGAAAGGCGATCCGCCCTGGCGCGCCGTGCGACTTCACGATGTAGCGCGAGCCGGATGACAAGGCGCGGCGGATGCGGGGGTCGTCCATGAATTCGTGCGAGCATGTGGGGCAGACGAGCCGGGCGCTCTTGGCCACGCGGTCCCAGAGCATGGCGCCATTGGCGTCGGTCTCGCGGTCGAAGGCTATGTTTTTGAAATCCCACGGGTGAACTTCACCGCATAAGCACTGCCAGGAGAATTCGCGCTTTTCGCATAAGTCTTCTGCGTCATGGAAATCGTCGCCCTCCTCGCCTCCTTGCGAGACTAGGATGCGGCGGGCGTTCCATCGGTCGTGAGTTCGCCGGCGGAATTCCTCGAGCATCCCGCGCTTCCAACGCCACACCTCATCGGCTATCGCCCAGCGGATGGATTTCTCCTGAAGGCTCGTGAGGTTTGCGCCTCCGATGAAGAGCGGCATGTGGGGGAAGAGGATTTCGGTTTTGCGCTTCTGGTGCCGGTCTTTTGGGAAGAGCTTGGCGACCGAGGGTATCGCTTCGAGCATCGGCCCGAGGCGCGACTCGGCCCACTGCTTCGCTGTTTTGTCCGTCTGCCCGGTCACCAATGTCGGGCCGGGGTTCTCCGAGATGATCCATGCCAGCAGAGACTCGAAAAGCGTGGTCTTCCCACTGCCGACAGGTGCGCAGATAAGGATCTCGTCGTTCGTGTCTTTGGCGATCTCTTCGATTGGCTCGTTCATCCACTGCGCTGTCGTGGAATCGAATTGCGTATTTCGTGCCGAGTGCGGAACGACGACATGCCGAGACATCCATTGCACCGGACTGAGCCGCTCGCCGGGGTTCACCCCGAGCTTGAAGAATTCTGCGATCATTCGTCGGAAAGCGTTTTGAGGATCCGGTTTATTTCATCTTCCAAGATCGGCACCATCTGCGCCGCCGATAGCCCTTCGAGTCGACCAGGCAATGCACCCACCCACGAAAAGAGTTGAGCCTTCACAGCCATGCCGAGGCCGATCATTTCTTCCTCTACCTTTTCTTTTGCAATGTGCTTCCCTTTGGTGACCTCGAGCAAATACTCGATCCGGTCGCCCTCGAGCTTCAGCTTCCTGAGCCTCGCGGCCTTCATGTCCTCCACGGGAAGGCCGGTGGTCTCGGACTCGGCGGCAAGGTTGCGCGCCTGCCGTTTCGTGACAGCAAGCTCATCGGCAATGTGATCCGTCACAGGATTGCGCGGGCGGCCTTTTCCTCTCTTTGGGGTCTTCTTTGCTTTCATTATAGGGAAATGGGAATTTTATTGCTCACATAAAACTAACGAGCGACTGGCAAACTGCGATGGTTGAATGGTTTCGGTAGGGTTCCCATGCCACCCCCCTCATGATGGCTCGGCGAGCTTGGCGTTGATGCGTTCGATCCATTTGTCGTCCTGCTTTGGTTTCTTTTTCTTCTTCAATGGTTTGCGCTTTGGTTTGGATAGCCATGGGAATTTCGTTTCGTGCGCCTGTTCAAGGGTTACGAACCGATGGCCCTTGGTGCATAGTCTGCGCCTGTATCCGTCGCGGGTTGCGATGACTCGGGTGTTCGTGCCGCAGGTCGGGCAGGTCACTGGGATTGGTTGAGCGTTAGTGCTCGGTCGGCAATGTCGCGGAGCTTGGCGTTGCGCTCGAGCAACTCGTCGCGTTCGTTTTGCAAAGCGCATACGGCATGGAGTAAGGTGTAGCCCTCCGCATTGTCGCCTAGGTTTAACCTGATGTCGTGGAGTTCAGCCCGCGCCTCATCCCGCTCGCGTTCCATGCGTCGGCACAATTCAGCAGGAACCGTTGCGCACGAATAGAATCCAATGTGTGCGGAAACTTTGGCGTCCGTCTCGGGCGTGTCGCTCATGACAATAGCCCCCGGATCCGTGCGGCTGTCGCCTCCATAGGCGTTAGGAGTTCGAGGGCGCGCTCGAGCCGTGCCTTATCCCACTTGCCGATGTCGTCGGACATCTTCCTCTCCCATACGGTGAACTTCTGGCTCAATCCCTCGATGGTCACGATGGCCTTGGTCTTATCGTCCGGGTTGAGGGTTGGCTTCTCCTCGGTCAAGGTGAGGCCGAGGTCAAGCTCGAGCTGTGCCTCGGTGTCGGCGGTGAACTCCATGCCCCAGCGTGCCGTGCTGTAATCCCTCGACTGACTGAGCCACTTGGAGGCGGCTCGCTTGCACACGAGGATGTCGCGGTGGATATTCGTCCACTCGGCAGGGGTGAGGGTTTCGGGTAGGTTCAACGCATGGAGCGTGAACATGGTGGTGTCGATTAGTTGCATTTTTTTGTTATGTGGTTACTGGCTTTGTATCTTGCGATGGCAGCCGCCTTGGCCGCCGTGAATGGATCCGTCGCTTTCTCTCTGAAGGTCTGGCGCGACTTGTTGGACTTACGGAACTTGGTGCAGTCGAATGTCTGGCTTTTGCCTGATAGGAAATCCCGAACCCCGACGACATAGTGGGAGACAAGAGCGCGTGTGACCTTTAGCTCCCGCGCGACTTCGGCCTGGGACTTTTTGCCGTTGAGCTGGTCGAGGCCGGCGGCGAAGGCGATGGCGTTCGCCATGACGGGGAGGTTGTTGGTCTCGAGCAATAGCCCGACGACTTTGCCAAGCGTGAGCGCCTGCTGACGAACCTCGGCGGCTTGGAGCATGGCCATGACCTTGCGGGCGACGGCCGGCGTCGTGCCGAGTTCATCGGCGAGGATGTCTTCGGGTGAATCAATGTCGAGGTCGGGCATATAGGCAGGTTCGCCGTCGCGTGCGGTGAAGGTGTTCATTGGAAGGCTCGGCGTTGGATTTTGTCGGCAGGGAGTCGAAGGGTTCGGCAGAGGGAGACAAAAATCGGGGAGCGTATGAAATGGATCGCGCTGGCCTTGTGGAGTTCCCACTCGGCGTTCTTGTTTTTGTTCGCAAAATCCGTCTTGGCATCCACATCGAACACGGTCTGGCGAATGAAAGCGCACATGAGTTCGCGGCACCCCTTGTCGTCGTAGCTCATGGCCGTGCCGTCCTCCGGTTGAATTCGGCGATGAGCAGCGCGTCCGCCACGGCGTGCGTGACCTTGAGGCTTGGGAAAAGCTCCTGCGCCCGGCGTTTCGACACATTCTTGTCGCCCTTGGTTAAACACCCCATTGCCTTCTGCCATGCCTGCGGGCGGATTCGCTCGTAAGGGATGCGTGCGGCAGTAAGAGCCATTTCAAGATGGCCAAATCCTTGACCAAAAGTAAATGCCGAGCAAACGCCCATTTGCGGGCTTGAAGATACAGCCTCTAGGCAGCATTTAATATGCAGCTCTTCAATTTTGGAAATTTCTTTTATTTCTAAAATCAATTCCCACAAATCGCTGTTAGTTTGCGGCATTTTATATGCTACCGCAGAATTAGAATGAATAACGGCAATCCCTCCGTTAATTCCAGGGTCAATGCCAATGTAAATGTTCATTTTTTTCTTTGATTTATTTTCTTTGTTGAGTATAGTTTTGATATGCCTGCAAATTTTCAATCAGACGACATGACGAAATCATTTAAACATAAAGGTAAGTTGCTTTTTGATTTGGGTGATGGGAGATTTTATGAAAGAAAAGTCACTAAATTTAGACCTAAAGGGCAAAGGTTTTATTGGAGATATGCTGAATGTTGCATTTGTGGAAAAAACACGCTGAGATCGGTTTCTGATATATCGAAGCGTGGAGAAAAGCTAACATGCAGTAAAAAATGCTGGATATTTCAACGAAGCGGCAAAAACCATCACGCATGGAAAGAAAAAACAGAAAAGGTGCGATCAAATGGAAAGACTGCTTTAAGAATTTGGATGCCGAATCATCCAAAAGCTCACCATGGTAGGATTTACGAGCATCGCGCTGTGATGGAAAAAAAGATTGGTAGAATGCTAGAATCGCACGAGGTCGTTCATCATATTGATTGCGATCCTCATAATAACGACCCGTCAAACCTTTCGTTGTTAGCAAATGGAAGAGCTCACTTATTGGCGCACGGGAGTTTAAATCTCTGCGTAAAAGAGTTATTAAAGAAAAACATCCTTGGGTTTGATGATTTGAATAAAAGGTATTTTTTAATTTGTTCATGAGTCTTGTTGTTGGGTGAATTTGGCGATGGCGCCGTCCATCTGGACCGGCACCGCGTGGCCGCGCTCGCCGTCGCGGTTTTTGTCGAGCGAAATGAAAGATTCGTCTCCGTGGCGGATCATCCAGACATGGTCGGAGTGCATCCCGATGGCGCGGGATTCGCGCAGTTTGCCGTCCTCGTTGAGCTGGCTGGCCGTGGCGACCGCGATGTTGAGTTGCAGGGCCAGCGCCTTGAGCCGCCGGGTGATCTCCGAGACATGCTGCTCGCGCGTCTCGTTCGAGGCCATGGCCCGCAGGTGGACGAGTTGCACATAATCCACGATCACGAGGTCGGCTTCGCCCTTGCCCGCGAGGTCACGCGCCGAGGCGTCGATCGACTCCATGTCGGTGAAGCCCGACTCCACCACGAGGCCGGATTGGGAAATCAACCCCGACGCCGAGTTGAATTTTGCCAGCATGTCCTTGTTGACCGCTCCCTTGGCGCCCGCGATGCGGAAGACGCCGACATTAAAGCCCGCCAAGTGCGAGACCATGCGAGCGAGGACTTGGGTGGCCGGCATCTCGAGGCTGAAGACCGCCACCTTTTTGCCAGCGAGGACCGCCTGCACTGCCATCTGGAGGAGCAGGATCGACTTACCGCCCGAGGTCGGCGCGCCGATCGTCAGGAGTTCACCCCGCTTGACGCCGCCATTCGTCCAGCGGTCCAGACGATCGATGCCGGTGCCAAATGCCTCCGCAGGCGTGTGGTTTTCGAGTTCCTCCGTCAGTTTGAGCAGGAGGTCCTTCGTGCTCTCCCTCGGCCGGTCCACCATCATCGCCGCCTCCGATAGCGCCAGCGACACCGCCGCGATGTCCCCCTCCTGGCGCACAAAGGCCCGCTCCGCATCCCGCACCGCGGCCAGCGCCCGCCGGTAACGCGCCGCATCGATCAAGTTCGAGCGGTAAATCGCCGCCGTCCCCGGGTCGCTCGTGCGAATGTAGTCCATGAGCCGCGTGAACTCATCGATGCCCCCCATGGCATCCAGCAGCCCCTTTTGCTCCAGCTTCGCCTGCACCGCCAGCGGATCCGTCGCCACGCCCTTTTCGGCCAGCTCCTTCACCACCGCTAGCACGATCCGGTGCGCTTCGCTAAAAAACAACTCCTCCGGCCATGACATCACCCTCAGGCACTCGAAGTTTTGCAGGATGCACGAGATCGCCGCCTTCTCCGCAGTTTCATTGATCGGCACAGAGGGAACCATCGGGATAATCTTTGCGCTCGGTGTCATACGCAGGTCGGGAGAAAGCGCTCGCTAGAGCGCTCTTTATTCTTCTCTTCTCTAGTCCCTTTTTTGTCCTTCTCGGATCGGGACATTTTCGGGACATAATCGGGACTCCGTTGCTTCGCCTTGTTCGCCGCGTTAAGTGCTCGCTCCTTAGCGCTTTGGCTTATGTGGCGGTCAAAGTTTACGAAGGTCATTTCCGTGTCTTTGATCTTCAACCAGCCCGCTTCGACCATACTTTGTGCGAAGCGTTCGTGCCCCCCGATCGTGTTCAAATGTGGCATCGCTGCGATGTGTGTCCTTCCCCCGGCAGGACAATTTCGGGACGCCCAGGCCCACACCTTCACGAGCCTGCCGACCACTAAATCCGGGTCCATCTCGCAGGTCGCCGCGATTTGTAGCACCTCGGGCTTTTCAGCCACATGATGCTCGATTTTCAACCATTCACCGGCCATCTTATTTCCTCCCCTTCTTTAAGTTGTGATTCCGTTCGATGTATTCCCGCACCTTCTCCATGTCCGCCTCCGCCTTCGCCTGATCCTCCAGCGCATAAGTGCGCTGGTAGGGTGGCAACGGCGTGCCGCGCTCGAGCCGTGGGCCGATCGGGCAGGCGTTCGCGCAAATGGCTAGGCGGAGGGTAATTTCAGGGAGCATGTTAAAATTTTACTTTCCTGCACTTGGCTTCTGCAAAATATCCGCACATATCGGCTGAGATTTTTCTGTTAATTACCTCCGTTGATATGTGAAACCCGCTAGGCAGCTTATAAACATTAGCCTGCTCCGGATCGCCCTCGTAATCTAAAAGCAAATACAATTCTCTTTTTGAATTAGCTGTAAGGATGCTGATCGTCCCATCAGGCCATTTGCATAAATATACTTTCATAAATCTAATAAATCGAAATTGTTCCTATGCGTTTCAAACTTGTTCCAAGTTACCGAGCTTTTTCCCGCTATTTCTTCAATTCGCCACAAGGCCCAGCAGTCAACTTCAGCGATATGAGCCGCTAAAATATCGAAATCCCCAATTTGGTAATTTGTGTAAACCGATCCTTCAGATGCTGTTCTTTTTTTTGTGGAGGTTGATATTTGCCAAGAAGCTCCACCGCGTGATGTTCCTTTTTTTATTTGTATTGCTTTGGACTTAAATGGTGGCTTATGAACAATTAAATCGGCTTTTTGCGAATGCCCAAGCGGAGAAAAAACATCATAACCACGCTCGAGCATTATGGTTGCAAAAATCATTTCAGTTACAACTCCAAGCCTGCAATTATCATTACCGCTCAGTAGCAAATCACTTTTAGTAATTGGCTCGAGGTCGAATAAATTATCTTGGATTGAATACATTAAAAAAACTGCGCGTATCCACGCCGCGCCCCGGAAGGTTGAATCAGAACGGGATGTCGTCCGTCTCTTTGGCAGGTTTGGCCTTCGGCGCGGGGGCCGAGGCTTTGGGTGACACCCAGCGTTCGAGGGTGTTAAAGCGATGGCCGGGGTCGGCTCCTTCTTCTTCGCCAAGAACGACCGTGGCCGTCTTGCCGATGAAATCCTCGGGCTGAACATCGATGTCCTCGCCTGGCACCACGGCGAACCCGCAGGCTTCGCGCACTTGGTCAATCTTCCACCCCGCTTTTTCCGTGAATGTCAGGTGCTCATGGACTTCCGGCCCCTTGGCGCCCTCGCCGATTTGGACTCGGCAAATGAGCTTGATCATAGGGTTTCCGGCCTTGGAGAGCTTCTCCATGGCGTTGACGATTTCGACTTTGTAGGTTCCCGGCTCCACGAAATAGACGGGTTTCGGTTCACTCTGTTTGTAGGTAGGCATAACTTATTTTTTGGTTTTGATTTGGCGCAGGGTGTTGATTGGTTTCCCTGACTTGACTGCGGATTCATCCACTTCCACGCCGCACTCGGTGCAGAACTGGCGAAATTTGTCGGCGCTCATTGACCCGCCTAGAGCGAGGATGAGCGTCTCTTTTGAAACATTGGCGGCTGCTGCAGCGATGGCCGGCGTCTCCACAAATTGACGCCCAGCGGAGGTCGTGACCTTCCAGCCGGGAATGTCCTCACCAGCGATCAGCTTTTCTTTGAGAACCTTAAAAACAGGCTCGGCAATTTTGTCTTCAGCGATTTTCCAGTTCGCGGCGAAGGCGGATAGCTCGACCGGGTTGGCGAGGATTTGGTCGCGGATCGCCTCGAGGGAGGTCTCGGACCGAACCAAAGCCAAGGCCTCGGAGGATTGACGCACCAAGGCTCGGCACCCGTTTTGATGAGCACACCAGCCGCAGTATTCATTAGGCGTCGGCTCCGCCAACCGGCTGCTGGCCTCGGCAATCACCGCCGAAACGGTCGCCTCGGCTTGTTCCCTCGTGAATGTGTAGGTGCGGCGAAGTCGCTGATCCACATAGACCACATGCGCCGTCCAGGAGTCGGCAAAGTGCTCGTGCATACAGGCGAGCGCATAGGCCGCGAGTTGCTGCCTATAGTTCCGCACTTGGCCGGTCTTGATGTCCGCCACCCATTGCGCCCGAACGCATACCGCATCCGCCGTGCCGGGTTTCGAGAGACCCAGCACCTCCATGCCGAGATATTCCTCCCGCGTCTCCACATGGTAGCCACCCGAGAGCGTCCGAAGTTCCTCCACGCCCCACCGAGCCACCGCCTGATCCTCCGCGCTCAGCAAGTCGAAGGTCGTCGGATCATCCACCAAAAGCTCGCGGATCGCTTTGTCGATTAGCGTCCCACGCTCCGCCGCCGCGCTGGTGCCGGGTGCGCTCGTGTAAAGCGCGCACTCGGCGAGTTTCGGAAGGGAGGAAGGGGAGATTTCCTTGGCAATCATTTCCCGCCCTCCTTACGAGCCGCCAGCATAGCGTCTGCAAACCGAAAAGCCCATTTTGCAGCAATGTCCTCGGATGGCGTATTCGCGTTTGTGATAAGGTTCGCCGATCTGATTGCTTCGGCAATGCCAGTCAATGCTTGCCCAGCGAACCAGTCGCGTAGGGTCATGCCGCCAGTGATTGTCATGATACTCACTCCAACACCCTTTGGCTTCGTGTAATTAACGCATGGGAACGCTGGCCCTCCATGCGCCCATTCATCCGTCGTAACCTCCGTGCCCTCTGTGTCCTCTGTGGTCAAACCGCTCACGCTGCCACCTCCATTTGTGCGGTCGCCTTGGCAATGAGCGCCTGCGGGCGGGCCTTGATTTGTGCCAGCAACTTCGGCGAGGCATTACGCCAGGTCTCGCCCTCTTGGATGGATCCGTTGCCGGTCAGGAAGGCATTCACCGCCTCCTCGTTGGCTTCCAACAACTCCATGGCCGCCATCGTCTCGGCACCGAGGATTTCAACAGGCTCCGAGGTTTTTGGTGTAGGCTTCCCAAACACATGCGCCACCGATTCCCATTCCATCGGGAGTTCTTCTGCGAGACCCGAGCGGGTCTTGGCGTCGTAGGCCGCCGAGTGGGTGGTTAGGATGATGCGCTCCTTGCCCCCGATGCCCTTCGCCTTGCCGTTCTCCTGCGAGACGGCCTTGGTTTTGAATCTAAAAAACCACAACTCATCCGCCCACTCTTTAACCAACGGCGAGGACTGCTTGGATAGCTTGAGTTCGTAACGATCGTAAGCGGCGAGGATGTCCGGCGGCTCGGTGCGCTGAACCTTGGAATGCGCCAGGACAACCACATGCTTGCCGGCATCGATGAGCTTATCCAGAGCGGTCAGGAACCGGCTGACCTTTTCCGCCGTCATGACCCATCCCTTGCCAAAGCCGAAATCCTCGAGGGATTGCTTCTTATTGGTTGCAAGTAAGTCCTCCACCGCAAGACGCTCCGCCCAATCTGCCGAGTCGATCACGACCGTCTCGTAGTCCGTCGCCGCTGCCTCGGTGATGCACTGCCCGAGTTCCTTCCAACTCGAGACCGCCACGCGGTCCACGGCGAGGTGGTTCGATCCGCCCTCGATGTCGAGAAAGAGAGGATTTGGGAAATTGCTGGCGAAAGTCGTCTTGCCGACCGACTCCACCCCGTAAATGACCACCCGCTGTGGTCTTTGTTGTTTTCCAGATATTATTTTCATGGTCTCACTCCTATTTTTTGTTGTTTGGTCAGCGTTTTTTGGGATGCGCTGCCCCCCTTGGCCCCTGCGTCCCCCTTGGGGACTAGCGAGGCAAAATCAGTCGAAATCCTCCATGTTGTCCCAGTCGCGCCCGAACTCTTCGCGGCGGTAGTAGCGCTCTTGGCGACGGCGCTCATTCATGCGCCCGTCACGCCAACCGATTCGGTAGCAGGCCCACATGGACCCGAAGGCGATCGAGGAAAGAAGGACGGCCTCCCACGCGCTCATCGCACTACCTCCACGCGGCTCGGAACGCCGCCGAATTGTTGAGCGAACCGCTCCCGCGCCTCGAATGCCGAGAATGCCCAGAAATACTCCCCCACCCTGTGCCTGAGGAAATTCAGCCCCTCGCAGTGCCAGAGTCGCTTTTTCATCGTGCGAGGCTCCCTTCCGATTGAACTCTTAACACCGGGCTGCTATCCGTTCCCGATGCGCCGCGATATCGATCTTTGTCGGGAAATTCTCCTTCGAACGGAAAAAGAAACTCCCATCCTACAGATTCCGGATCAGCCAGAAGCTGTAATCCTCGCTCACTTCGAATTGCTCGTAGAAGCCGGGTTTCTACAAGGCCAAGTTGTCCGATCAGGTTCAGGCCAGATTGTTGCAGCCAGTCCTGGAAGGCTTTTGTGGGCCGGGCATGACTTCCTTGAAGCTGCCCGCAATGAAGACATCTGGACGAAGGCAAAGAACCGGATTCTCCTGACGGGCGGGGCGTGGACTTTTGATCTTCTGAAAACCCTTCTTGTAGAGTTGGCAAAGAAAAATCTGATGCCGTAGTCATCGCGCCAGCCTCCATGTGAGAGCGGCCAACGCCACCGGCGCCGCCATCAGTTGGCAAAACTCGATCCCGTAACCGAGCAGGCGGATCAGTGTTTCGTGGTCCATTAGTTGGCCCTCCCCCGGCTGCTCGCCTGTTGAAGACCGTTGCCGGTCGTAATTTTCAAAGCCCGGACGACATCGGCCTCATCGAACTTCCACTCCCGCCCGACCTTGAAACCCGGCACCCGATTCTGTGCCGCCCATTTTAAGAGCGTCGGCCGAGCCAACCCGAGCCGTTGCGCCATCTCCGTTGCGCTGGTCATTTCTTCGCCCTCCGTTTTTCCGACTCCATTTGCTGCCGAACTGCTGCCGCTATGAGGCGGCTCACAGGGGTGCCAATCTTTTCACTTTTCTCCTTAAGGAACCCGAGCAGGTCCGATGGGAGACTGATGCTTGTTTTGTCATACGCGGTGCGCATGGTCATACTAACTATTACTAGTCGCACCGAGGGGCAACAAAAATCGTCAATGGGGTGTTCTATTTAGATTCACTTTTCTATTGACACCCGCATGGACACAAGCGCGGCGGGCGAAAATATTTTTTTTCTGAATTTGCTTTTCGTAATACTTGGTATTACCAGTGGGTCATGAGTGATTCAGAAAAAGTGAAGAAATTTTCCATTTCAATGGAGCCCGATTTGATGGAGTGGGTGGATCAAAAAGTTAAAGACCTAAACAAAAAAGACAGGCGCCTGAAATCGAGCCGAAGCGCAGTCATAAGCGATGCGGTCGAGCAGCTCCGTGCGCTTGAGTCAACCGGCCAAATAGAAGTCTCAAGAATCATTTTGAATGATCAGGGAAACGACTCCACCCAGAGCGCGAAGAAGAATCTCTTAGATCCATCCGAAACCTCCGATGGTGGATCATTAACTCGGACGACTGTGAATTACCGCCGGGGTGGCAAGGCGAAATAATCGACCTGACCGACTAAAGCGCCCAGAACTTCTCCGCGTCCGCTTTTCGCACGCCCCGCGCATATTTTTCCTCCACCATCCGCGCCGAGGAATGCCCGAGAAAATAAGCCGTCTTATTGGAATCCTGCCACATGGCGCGGTGCATGGATGCCGCCGTGTGGCGAAGGCAATTCTGCGGCCATTCCTCCCACTTCATTTGTTCGGCCAGCTTCGTGCGGGCGCGCTTGATGATGTCCTCGTTGATGCGCGGCCACTTTTTTGGCAGATGCCGGCGGAGGGCAGGGAGGATCGGCACGAAATGAGGCCTCGGTTGGATGTCCGTCGTTTTGCGGATCGGGATGAAAATCTCATCTTTTTCGATGTGCTTCGGCTCGCACCGCCAAACCTCTGAGATTCGCATGCCGCCAAAAACTCCGAGCACGAGCCAAGCCCGGAGGCGCGCATCTTTTTTCGTGAGAGCCAAAAGACGCTTCACCTCGGGCACCGTCAACAAGTGATGCTCCGGCGCCGCCTTCGGCGTATCGATCTTCAGCACCGGATTGGTCGAGGTGAGTTCGTAGCGCACAAGCCAATTCCAGACCAACCGCAGATACACGAAGCCCTGATTCGCCGTAGTCCCCGACCATCCCGGCCGCGAGAGAAACGCATCGATGTGAATCGCCTTGATGTCGCGGAGTTCCTTCGCGCCATACTCGGCCACAAATTTTCCCCACCACCACTCCAGCAAGCGCCGGTGATTTCCGTCCTTCAGCTTCGGCATCCGCGCCAGGCAGAACTCCCGCCACCCCTGCGCTACCGTCATTCCCGCCGGGCCGGTGAAAGCCTCCGTCCCCCGAGTCTCCAGCTTCTCCAAGAGTGCCGCCTGATGAACCCTCGCCTCCGTCTGGGTGCGAAAAAATTCCCTCTTTGTCGTGCCATTGATCCGAGAAAAAACAACAAAGCGAGGTTCCCCCCGCACCGTCGCCGTGCGAATGGTGACAACTGGCTTGTTGCGCCGTGTTGCGTCTGTTGCGCTCACGGGGGCAATTTCAACCATTTGCCGTGCCATTTCAATCCCTTTCGAGAAGTAAAGAAAAAAGCCCGCCGAGGCAGTGTTTATGCGGTTCGAGGGGCTTCAGAAGGGGGGAGCCGACGACGGGATTTGAACCCGCGACCTATCGATTACGAATCAAATTTTGGTCTTTGTTTTGCATGTGTTTGCGTAGGTGTTGCGCTCTTGTTGCGCGCAACTAGGCTAAAATGTCCTTCTTCGCCTTCACACGGGCGCGGAGGGAGGCGAGGAATTCGCGTTCAGCAAGGCCGCGTGCCCAATCTGGGCGGAATTGGTAGTGGGGGGAGTCTTTGAATTTCCATGCGCCGCCCCACTCGAGGCCGAGGCTTTGGCCGAGCGGGCCGAGTTCGTCGTAGAGTTTGTGCTCTCCAAAGTATTTTTTGCCGTCGGCACTGAAGACGCCGAGGTCGATTGCCAAACCAAAATTATGATTAGAAAAGCCCCCGCGTGCTTTCGTTACGATCGATCCGGGGGCGGTGCGGCCTTTCGCGTAGAGAGCATCCTGCTCGGCGTAGCTGCGGAGGCCGGAGATGGCTTTGACCTCAAGGCCGGATTTCGCAGCGATGGCTTTGGCTGCGATGAGGAAAGACCGCATGACCGGCTGCACCTGCGGGTGCAGGGTGGCGAGGACTTTCTCAGAGCGCGCGTCGATCACGGCTTTTTCTTGGCGCGAGATTTTGTGGTCGGCTTTTTTTTCGCTGGCTTTTTTACCGACCGCTTTTTTTTTACAACGACTGGCTCAGGCGCGGGGGACACCTGAGGTTTTGGAAGCATGAAGAATCGGGCGAGGAGGGAGATCATTTGTCTTTAAGAGCGGGGAGGGTTTCTTGGAATTTGCCGAAGGCGTGCCAGAGGTCGCGGTTGGAGGTTTCGCTTTCGCTGAGGCGTGGCTCGAAGCGCACGGTGGCGCGGATGTGTAGCGTTCCGGCTTCGCCGATGCGGTCGCCGAATGGAGGCATCGGCACGGCGACGCACGAGGTCAAGAAGGCCATGGCGATGCAGAGCCAGCCGAGGATCATCAGCACGGCGGCGACTTGCTTGGGGGTCATTTTCCTTTGCGGAAAATGTTGATCGTGCCGACGAGGCCGAGCCCGGCGGCGATGATCTGGGTTTGCATCTCGGGGTCGAGCTTCACGCCGAGAGCGACGGCGACGAGGATGAGGCCGCGCCATGTGCTGTTTTCGCTGAGTCGGTCGAGGACAAAGTAGAGTGCTTTCATCGAATGGGCGTGGGTGTCAAAGGATCAGCGGCGAAGGTCGCGCAGGATTTTAATCAATGTGGCGATGCCGACAGCGAGGCCCACGGCAACAGAGGCGAGGCGCATCCATGCTTCAAGGTGAGGAAGCATGGAGTAGATCGCCGCGCCGATGCTGGTGGCGCTGCCGATGAGCCCGGTGCCGATGGTTTTGAATTGGTCGCCGTTCATTAGCTGTTCGCCTGAACCAGGAGATTCCCCACAATCGCGGTCGTCGCCACATTGGCGAGGCGCTCGGTGTTCAAGGCCGAGACCTTGGCGAGTTCGGCGGTCAGTTCGGTGCGGACTTGGCTGGCCACGGTGGCGGCGCTTGGGGCAGTCGCTCCGCTTACGGGGGCGTCGAGGTTGGCGAGTTCGCTGGCGAGTTCCACGCGGACCTCGTCGGCGATGGCCGAGGCGGTTGGCGGGGTGCTTGGCGCAGTGTAATCGGCCGAAGCGAGGCGGGTGCTGATCGCTTGGTCAATTCGGCCAAGTTCCACCGAAAGCTCGGTGCGGACTTGAGCGGCAATTTCGGATTCGGTCGGGACATCGGGGGAGTTCGTGAGGGTATCGACCACTCCGCCGGTGATTTCTTTGGTTGCAGCGGACCACACGGCGCTTGCCACGGAAGCCGCGCTGGGAGCGGCATCGGTGGGGAGGCTGTCGAGTTTTCCGCCGGCGCGCTCGAGGTCTGAGCGGATGGCCGCGACGAGGGCGATTTCGTTCACATTCTGGTTGCCGATGGCTCCGACGATGGCGTTGAGGACGGCTTGGCCGTCGTTCTCATCGAGGAGGCTGCCTTCGACGGCGGCGGAGATTTGCGCGGTGGTCGGGATGTCGGAGACGGCGGCAGGGTTTGCTGGAAGGTTGTCGGTTTTCGCTTTGATCGCGGTGATGTCCGAGTTTGCTGGCGCTGTGTAAGACGCCGAGGCCAAACGGCTCGACACGGAAGCATCGAGATTGGAAATCTCGGTCAGCTCGGTGCGGACGGCTGTTGCCACCGACGAGGCGCTCGGCACGCTCGGCAGGTCGCCGGTGGTGAGGGTCGAGCGGCTGGAGATCGTGGCGTCGAGATTTGCGAGCTTGGTCGAGTTGCTGTCCATCTCCTGCCGGATTTGCACGACGCTTGGTGCGCTGCTGGCGACTTCTGCTGTGCCATCCCACACGATGCTGCCGGTGCCGACATTTTCGGTGCCGTCGTTAAAGACGAGGAAGTAGGTTCCGGCGCTGCCGGTCATGTCGCCGCTGTAAAATCCCGAGGCGGAGATTTCGGTGAGGCTGATGGGGCTGCCGATGGCGGCTCCGGCTTGGTAGCGTTGGGCGGTGACGGTTTTGCCGGATTCGGCGAGGGCGATGTTCAGTTCGTTGGCCATGGGAGTTTAGTTGGTTGGGTCTGCGGGCAGGTTGAAGGCGGTGCGGGCGGCGGATTCGCTGTCGAACCACTGCCAACCGTCCACGGGTAGCGTGAGGGCGGCTAGGTTCTCGCGGCGGAGTTCGTAGGCGGAGTTCAGGACATAGTTCGGGCCGTGGAGGAGGCTGCCGTTGTCGTTTTTGTAGAATCCAGAGGTGTCGGGTGTTTCCATAAGTTTTAACCGGTGACGGTCCAGCCCTTGGCGGTGGCGATGCTGGGGTTGTCGGAGGCCGTTCCGTAGTTGCCGGTGACGGTGATAGTCTTGCCGCTGCCGGTGCTGGAGAGGTTTGTGTAAATCTCATTGAGCGCGGTGGCGCTCAGTGAACAGTTGGCAAACGAGACGGTGGCGTTGATGCCTGTGGCGCGAACTCGGGAGAGGCTGGTGCAGTTTAAGAAAGTATTCGTGAAATTTGTGACCGCCGAGAGGTTGAGAGCGGGGATTTCCTTGAGAGCGGAGCAGCCAGAAAAAGCCGAGCTAATGTTTGTGCATGATCCCAAGCTGTAAAGCGGGATGCTGGTCAGCGATGAGCAGTTTTGGAACGCTCTTTGGAAATCCGTGACACTTGAGGTATTTACCGATGGCCCGGCCTTCAAAGACCTCGCTTCTTCGCAAAAGAGAGCGCCGTTGCCACTTGATGTGTTTGGAGGGAAATCGACTTGGATTAGGCCGCTACAGAAATTGAATGCTTGATAAACGCCAATCGCCCCGAGAGCGAGGAACTGCACTCGCTCCAAATAGCGGTGCCTCACAAGACTTGCCGCGCCGCCGGGACCGAAGTTTCCACTCAAATTCGGCGTGTTGTATTTGAGTTCCAACCAACCGGAGCTGTAGGCGCTAACCAATCCAGACTGCGAGTGCTTCACATGTAGGGTGATGCTGGTCAGATTCGCGCCACTCTGTGGCGTGATGCGGATGATCGCTTGGCGGTAGCCGCGACTGGTGAGGCTGGAGGCGGGGAGATCTTCCCACGAATAAATATGCTCGGCGGTGGCACCGGTCGCCAAGTTCTCGGCGGGTGATCCATCGCCCCAATCGACCGTGTAGGCTCCCGAGACGGTGACTGCGACGAAATTGGAATCATTCTCCCATACCGCGTGGAGGCCCGCAAAGCCTTGGCTGCTCGGAGCCGTGAGGGGTAGCCAATCGCCGGGGCGGTTCCAGCTATTTTTGGATTTGGCTTTTGGAAAGAGTGGCTGGGCGATCATGCGTAGGTGAGATTTTCTTTATTGGACCACGCGCCGGTGGCGCTGGATTCGGTGCTGGTGGTGCCGGAGGCGTTGAAAATGGTGCGGGAGATTTCCCAGTTGGCGCTGTCGTAGACGCTGCCGGTGGCGGGGAAATCGGCGTAAAGAAGAAAGCCGAGGTAGGTCGTTGTGCCGTCGGCGGAGATGTCGAAGGACCAGACGCGATCGGGGGCGTCTTTGGTTCCGGCCAGTTTGTAGACTTCGCCGGTGGAGGGGTTGCGCGAGTAGATTCGGCGGTCGGCGTGGTTCACGCAAATCTCGCCGAGGGCGAGTTGCGCGGTGGTCGGAATGGCTGAGGCTTGGACCGACTTTTTTGGAATGATTTGTGGATTTGGCATGGGCCGGTTTTTGATTTTGCGGAGTTAGACCCCCCGCGTGGCGGAGCGCTATGGAGCGCCCCGCCGGGGTTGGGTTAGTTACTAGTAGCTGCCGCCATCGATGACGGACTCGAGAGCGCTGATGCGGGTCTCGTGATCGGCTACATCGCTCTCGAGGTCGGTCAGGCGGGTGTCCGCGCTGGCACCTTCGAGAACAGAAATCCGATTGCTCAACGAGGTGTCGGCTGTCGCACGAGTCGAGCTTTCTGAATCCAAATTGCTTTGGACCGTGGCGATGTCGGACTCGAGGCCGGACACATCCGAAGCGCGGGCAGCGGCTTCGGCGGAGACTGCGGCGATGCGAGCGGACTCTTCAGCAACGATGTCGGCCTCGGCGGCGGTGACTCTTGTGGTCAACGCGGAGAGGTCGCTCGAGACGGTGTTGATCGATGTCTGAAGACCGGAATCGCCAGCGATGCGAGCTGTCTCTTCGGCATCCACTGCGTCGTTGATCGAGAGGACTGCGGCCGCGAGGGCGTTGTCGTTGGTCAGATCGACCGAATTGATCAGCTGGACGATCTCTGAGAAGGAGTCCTTGTCGGCGTCAGCGGCGGAGAGGATCGCATCGATTCGGCCTTTCTCGGTCGTGATTTTGCCGTCCAAAACGAGGTCGGCTGCTTCGCGAGCGGATTGCTCGGCGGAAACGGCCGCGATGCGCGCTGTCTCCTCGGCGGAGATGTCGTCCGCGAGATCGCTCTCGGCACCTTGGGCGCGGGAGATTTCGGCGTTGAGGTTGTTGGTGAGGGTCGTGTCGGCTGCTTCGCGGGCGGATTGCTCGCTCGAAACGGCGCTGTCCACATAGGTCTTTTTGGCGAAGACATGCTCGCCACCGATGGCGAGGACGCCTTCGGCTGTGCCTACAAAAAGGCTTTTGTTCAGTGTGTCGATTGCGAGCTCACCTGTCTGCAAGGAGACGGGCGCGCCGGAACCGCGTTTGATTTTGATGATGGGATTGGCCATGGCTAGTTAGGTTGGTGGTGGTTGGTTGGGCTGTTCGTGGGTGGGTGAGTTGTCAAAAGTTGCCTGCGTCAATGACTGGGATCATCAAGCCGTAGGCTGACGCGGTGGGGCTCCAGCGGTAGGGCATCCCCTCGTCCATCGCCATATACAAGCGGTCCGCTTTTCCGACGCTCGGGAAGCTCAAGCGGTTCGGGTATTCGACGATGACGGCGGGGAGCGTGAGATCGAACCCGGAGAGATCGAGCGTCTGCGTGAGGTTGCTCTCGGTGATCGTTGTCATTGGTAGGAGAGCGTTGTGCGGTTAGCCCACGCGCCGACGGCGGAGGCGGTGGCGAGGATCCGCCCGGCGGCGGAGAGGGTGGATCGGCGGATGGTCCAGGTTGTGGCGGTCTCGGGGAGTGCGGGCGCGGCGGGGCGGTCGGCATTGAGGAGGCGGCCGCTGAAGGTGGTGAGGCCGTCCTGCGATTGGTCGAAGGCGTAGAGGTAGAGAGTCGGGTCGATCGGCGGCTGGACGGTGCGGAGGCCGAGGGCGGTGCAGGAGATCTGCATTCCGGCGGCGGGCGCGCTGTCGAAGGTGATCGTGCCGGTGGCCTCACTGACGGTGTAGTCGGCGACTGGGGTTTGGGTGACACCGTTGAGGGCCACGAGGACATGCTCGGGGTCGGAGCTGACGAGGCCGTCGATCGGGAAGGTGACGCTCACGCCGTCGCCGATGCGGACGGTGGTGTTGATTTGCAGGCCGGGAGCGGAGGCGATGATGTAGGACGAAAGGCCGGTGATCTCGGTGGCGGCGTGGGTGTGGACGGCGGGGGCTTTGCCGTCAACCTGAGCCTGTAGCGTATTGATCGAGGCGGCGGCTTCAGCGATGGAGTCGAGATTTTCGGTCCCGAGGTTTTCGGCAAGGAGGTCGATCCGATCGCTGGCATTGTCGAGGGCGGTTTGGAGACCTTCGACCTCGCTGATTGGATGCGTGTGGCTGCTCGGTGCGAAGGTGCTCGGCTTGCCTGTCAGCGAGGACCAATCGACGGGTGGGGAGACGGCAACAACCGCCTCGGCGAAGTCCTCGATGTCGGCGGCGGTGTGCGTGTGGGCCTCGGGAGGAAACTCGGTTGGCTTGCCGGTGACGCTGTCCCAGGTGGGCGGAGGGGCAAGTTCGGCGATGGCCTGCGCCGTCCTGAGCGGCGTCATCCATTTTTCGTTGTCGGTTCCGGCTTCCGCTTCGGCCTGCGTGGCTTTGCCGTCTGGCAGGGCGGCGGGTGTGCCTTCGTCGCCGAGGATGACGCTGTTCTGGATTTCGACTTGGAGGGTCGCGGTGCGCAGGGCTTGGGTCGGAGCGGTCCAGCGGATCTCAAGGAAGGCGGAGATGCTGGCAGGGTCGGAGGAGAAGGCGGCTTCGACTGGCTGGGTATTTAAATCGAGGATGGTTTGGCCAGGAGCCGCCAAAGCTAAAAAATTGGAGTCAGAGAATGAGTTCTTGAGCGCAACGGTGGACTGGGTTCCAGCGGGGGGATCGACGGCCACGCCGTTCTCTACGAAGATGACCTCGATCGGAACCTGGTCGCGGCGTTTTAAGACGAGGGTCTGGAGCGCGACATTCGACGCGGCCGATTTGATGAATCGCCGGTTTTTTTGGTCGAGGAAAAGTTTCATGCCGCTCGAGCGAGCGGCGGGTGTCAAATCGGGCGGGCTTCCGAGTCTTTACTGGAGCGGTTCGGAGGGCTGACTTAATTGATAAAGTTTCAAATCGACCTCATTCCCTGAATTTATTTTTTCCGAATCAAAGGCTGCGTGAAATGCTGGGCGGCGATTGAACGACCGCTCTCTGTGTGAAATTTCGCCAAAATGAAGTGGCAGTTTTGAAGCGGAAATTTTTGAGAGGGCTTCGTTAAAAAACGGAAAGCGAAAAACCTTTATCTTGTCGGATTCGATTAAGCCTTCCAAAGCCCGAAACTTGGCTTCAATAGGTGTCGGAGCGGGCCATTGCTCGGGATAAAAGCAGGCGTATAAATACTTGGTCATCCAGTTTTCGCTAATCTGCTCGGATTGATTATATGCAGACGACGACTCGATTCGATCCACGGGCGGGCGAATAAAAGTAAAGCATTCGAGCGGCTTGGGAGAGTGCTGGGCGATTTTATCGACAACGGGATTGTAGGCATCTCGATTTTCAAAAGCGACCGATGTGGCACAGGCAAACAAGAGGCCGGGGTGATTCATTTTGAAAAGCATGGAGAGCGATTGCATGGGGGCTGGGTCTGCTCCTAAAATATAGGCTTCAATCTCAACCCCTCCATTGTTTCCAAATTGCAAAACTGCCCACGACTTTCTCAATCGGTTAGCGCGATCTCGCAAAATTTGCCTCATGGATTCTCGCGTGTAGGTCGTTCCACATCGCGGGACAGCCAGAAATAGCGGCACTGTGTCTAATTCTTTTGGTTTTGGTCGCTTTGGAGCGATTAGACGAGCCAGAGAGCCATCGTCGCATCCATGCAACAACGCCGTTTCGGGATTTACGGGATCATTCATGGGCTTGGACTTGTAGTCCGATCCGTGGCATCCCTGAAAAACTCCGCCCCCCGTGTCTTGGTAGTTCTTGGTTCGGTAACAGTGCTGGATCGTTTGGCTCTGTGCCGCCAGCTCGTGCAAATGTGCGCCTAAATACAGATCGAATGCCGTGTCGGGAGGGAAGTGCATATAGTCGCGGAAATACTGTGAGAATTTCGGAGGGTAAACGGCAACGCCGACGACATAGTTTTGTTGCACGACATACTTTCCAGAGCGTCTATCGCAAGTCGCTTTGACGCCAAGGAAGGGCATGGCGGCGGCAACATATTCCGCCTCGATGATGTCCAGCCAGTTCGGGAGCATCGGCGTGGAGTCCAGTTCGCACCACAACCACGGGAAGGGGTTGTTGATTTCCTCAAGGTGTTTGACGGTTTGCGAGAAGTAATAATTCGGGCCGCACGGCCAGCCTTCCGGCCCATTTTCATCAAAGATGTGGGTGTCGCAGGATTCAAAAAGCCCGCCAATTTCAACGGATAGGCGGAGCGCATAAATGCTCGCCTGTGGTGAGGCTACCACCAGCAGACGGTGTTTTTTACACTTCCCTTGAGTCAAGACGGCAGAAATAAAATCCGCCGCAATGTGGCGATCAAAAATCGAAACTGGAACGACAAGTAACATCAGACAGCAACAAAGGGTTGAGTGCGGACGCGAAGATGTCCGCGACATTCTCCCTCGGTTTCGTGGTAGGCTCGGTGGTGGATGATTTCGGGGGCGTCCTTCGGAGCGTCGGCAGATTTGCGTTTGATGTGGTCGCAGACGACATGGGGGACGCAGGCGATCTTGAGGCCCGCCGGATACCACCGCGACCAGCAGAGGAAAAGGTCTTGTGTGCCTTTGCCTTCGTAGCCCGTGAAGTCGGCGTGGGCTAGGGCACGGGCAGAGAGGAGTGTGCAACCCAAGCCGCACCAATCGCTCGGCACGATGGCTCCGCGCCCGATGGCGGGATAAGCGAAATCCATCCAGCCGCGCCGCCGCCAGCCGTGCTTGGCCGTGACTTCAAAGACATTGCCGTCGGGCGGGCAGTTCTTGATGCGCTCGCGGAGACGCTCCATGCGCTTGTATTCGCGCTCGGCGGTTGTTTGATCTTTGCAGGACTTGAGGCGGGACTCGCAGGTGTCGAGGCAGAGTTTTAAACGGGCGGGGAGTTTCTTTTCGGAGGGCAGGAAATCCTCGGCGATCTGGTGCTGTGGCGAGCCGAAACCGCCGAGGAAAAGCCCGTTCGGGTAGGTGGCGGCGGCGATGTCGTAGTGTGGCGATCCGTCCGCCGTGGGCATGGCGAGCGTCCATTCGAGGACGCGCAGGGCATCGCCGCTGACGATGGTGTCGCTTTCGACCACCCAGCAACGGGAGGCGCGGATTTTTCGCGCCATGGCGAAGCCTGATCCTTGCAGGCGGGCGATTCGGAGTTGCGCTTCTTCTTTGTAGCGAGTGGAGGTATCATCGCCCATGGCGAGGCGCAGGACGGTGAGCCGCCAGCCTTCGGGGAGTTCGGATTGCAGGGCTTCTTCGGCGCGTTTGGCGTCCTTTGATTCGTCCGTGACAAAAATAAAATGCGCTTCGGCATGATGCGCGGCGGCGGCTGAAATAGCTCGGACGCATTGAGGGAAGGCGTGGAGGTAGGTCTTGGTCGCTGCGACTACGATGGAAAGCATAGATAGGTGACTGCGGCTTTTGGCTCGAAGTAGGTGTTCGCTATCGAGGAGCCGAAGAATGATTTGGGCGCGGTGATTGTGGAGTTGGCATATTCACCGGGTGGTATGATCGCGGTGCTGTCGTTGGTCTGTGCGATTCCGCCGACGACGAACATGGCGGGCGCGGGAATCCATCCGCCTGCGAGTTGGCTGACGGGGAAGCCTCTTGCGCCTCCTAGTTGAAACGATGTGATCGCGGCCCCGCCTGCTTGGATTGGCGTGATCGTAGAGCCGGAAGTTCCTGTGGAGGAATTTTGGTTAGATGTGGTTTTAGCAAACTCCTCGCCCCAAATCCGGCGCGTGGTCGCTTCGGTCTTTGTCGCTGCCGTGCTGGATGTCGCGCTTGTTTCGGGCTTTTGGGACACAGTGACAAAGGGTTTTGGTGTCTGCACCCCTGCGGAGATGGAGACGAACGGCCATGTCACCGACTCGCTGGAGGCGATGCCATCCACGCTGATGGATTGGCGGGGGGTTGCCGTGGTTCCGCCGAGAGTCCCCCATGCGTAGGCAAGGCCGTAGAAAGCATCCGCTCCGCCACCGCCGTTGTTTTGCCTGCCTTCGTTTTGGAAGTTGACAAAATAGTTGGCTTGCTCTCCGAAGCCGTTTGCGCCGCCTTCATAAGACTCTGATCCCGACCTAACGATTGGCTGGGCGTAGGTTTCTTGCGTGTAAGTGGGAACGCCCTCTGTGAAAGACACGCCCGCAAGGTTGTATGTCACCGAGGTTTGGCTCCAAGCCGAGCGCGTGGTTGTTTGTGCATTTGCTCCCCATGAACCTTCGCCCTGTTTGTAATCATTAAAAGTTGAGCTGGATTCTGTAACTCCTGTTTGGATCGTTATGTTGGCGGAAGATAATGGAAAATGATGGGGCCAGCCGGGATAATAATAAGTGCCTGTGCTATTGGCGGCGACGATCCAACGATTTGTCACGGTTGTTTCCGATCCCTCTCCCGCCTCAAAACCGATATCTGTCGCTGTGTCGGCGACTACGGGCTTCTGGCTCGTCGTGCCTGCGGCTCGGGTGATTGTGAAAGTCGTCGGCCCGCTGTAGGTATCGTAGGCGGCGGTATCAGTCGGCCCGCCATTCGTGGCGTTGAGGGCGACATCGGATTTGAGAAAAGCCGCCGTTTCGCCTTTGCTTAAAATGTAAACCGTGTGAGCGGTTTTTTTCCAATACGAGTCGATGCCCATACTGGTCGTGACCACCGTAGCCTCTTCGGTCGCGGTGGTGTTTGTCGTGGTGTTTTCTGTCCACGATTTCGCGTTGGTCGTGGTTGGCAGGGTGACAATCGAAGTTCCGACGCTTTGTGTGATCGTCGTGCCGACTTTTGCTAGTTTCTCCTGCGTTGTCGTGGTGACTTTGCCGTAATTTGTAACGGTGGTTTTTGTGGTGGTTTGCGATGCGTATGTCCAAAAATATAGACTTGCAGGAACAGCTACTCCGCCGCCGCCGTTGTATGTATAAGTCGCATAAAGGGCTTCTTGAACAGTATTCCCATCGCTATCCTTTGGCGCATTTGGGCTAGCCATAACATGACCTTCGCCAGTATCGTATTGCCTGCGTGTTTCTACTCTGCTTGTTACGCGTTCGCCGTTTTCATAGTAAAAAGCATCATCTGACTGCCTTATAATAGTCCATGTATATCCATGACTGTTGGTTGCTGAGTATAACCCTTCAGGAGATACTGTTTCGTGAAAATCTCCAGCTCCTGAACCGTGTTCAAAGGTTACCCCTCCCCACTCGGAAACATATCCGTCAATTATTTGTTGATTCGTGTAAGTTATTGATCGCGATTCGCCTCCGTTATCTTGAATCTTATATGTCTTCCCATCAGCGTCGTCTCTTGTAGTTGAGCTGACTGTCCACCCTCCAGTTTTTATTTCAAAAAACGACCCGCTCTCCGACTCCGTGCGCTGATAGCTCGTCCCATTCGCCAACGGCGCGGTGATTGTGTAGGCAATCATTTAGTATCCTCCACCGCCTCCGCCACCACCACCTCCACCTCCTCCACTGCCTCCTCCGCCTGTGCCTTGGTAGCTGTGGTAAATCCAGTTCAGATAAACCTCGTAAGGATACTCGCCTGCCGCCACGGAGTCTTTTTCCTTAATGTAAACCATTTGTGGAGTAGCGGAGAGGTTATCAAATTCGACTTGAAACGCCGCGTCTTTCACGACCGCGCCGAGGACGATGTTGAGATTTGATGGGACGCCATATTTTACAGCGGCATCCGGCGAAGGGAGGGATGCATCCACCTCGATAGTGCAGGCATTAAGTTCCTTGCCGTTGCTGGTGCATTTTAGCAGGACATTTTTTAATGTCTTATCGCCAGTGAATTTCCTTAATTTCCCGCCGTCGAATAAATTTGATGGGATCAGCCCGTTGATCGTTCCCGGCCAGACTTGAAATTCGTAGGAGTTGTAATTCCCATCGTCGTCGGGCTCACCGACTCCCGTCATGTTGTGGATTTGCCAAGGGTGGCGATCCACGGAACTCCCCCCGCCAGCGGCTCGCGGGGGCTTGAGGGAAACGACGGTGCCGTTGAGGGTTTCCGTGAGCTTGATGCCGACGCCCGGGAGCACGCGGGCGCGCTTGAGGGCATCCATCGCCAGGTTGAGATCAGCGGCGGAAAGGGGGGCTCGTTTTTGGAAGGAGGGGTATTGCATCAGGGAGTGCTGCCGCCGTAGATGTCGGCATTCCACCCGCCGGGGCCGCTCGACATGTATTCTCGGGTGACTTCCCAATTTTTATCCGCGTCTTCGCTGGCGTCGCACCCGGTCATGAGCCAGTTCGCTCCATCGGGGAGCGTGGGGGCTTTGGGAGGGCTGGCGATTTTGCCGAGTTCCGAGAGGTCGGGCTCGTCGGTATTCGCATCGGTCACGCGGATGGAGACGCGAGGCTGGAGGTAGTCGGTGAATCCGGCGAGGTAGAGCTTGATAAATTTCTGAAATCCGACGCCTTCGGAGGTGAGGGTGAGCGTGGAGATGTCCGTGCCTTCTTTTTGCCATTTGTCCCACTTTTTCCACTCGGCTTCCGTGACGGCCCACTTGCCGCCCTCTTGAAAAAACGGATGTGTGGCGAGGGGCTCTTGGCTGGCCGTGCCGCTGACGCTGTATGTATCGCCAACCGTGCCATCCACCTCGTCGTAAGTAAGGACGGCGCGGCCATCGGCGATCGAGCGGCGGACATTTCGGATTGAGGAGCCGGTGGGTTTTTGGATGGCGTCTATCCCGGTAGCCCCAACCATTTCCATGGTGACGGTGGTGACGCCCCGGTTGCGGTTATTGACGGTCTTTTCGCGGCGGGTTTCGACGGACATGGCGGATTAGGCGAGGAGCGGGGTGGGGTTGAGGTTTCCGAGGCGCTGGGCGATCTGGCGGAGGAAGTTTGTCTGGCGGCGGTTTTCGTCGAGCAGTGCGGCGGGACCGCCCGCGATGCCACCCCCGCCGCCGATTTTGGCGAGGGAACTGGCGAAGAGTGGTTGGTTGGTGGCTTTGCCATCTGCGCCGGATTTTTCTTCCATCGCTCCGAAAGCGGATGCTAGGCCGCCGGCATTTGGAGCAGGGAGGGCGGCTTGGGCTTGGGTTTTGAGGGATTCGACGGTGTTGCCCAAGCGGTTAAAGGTGCCGTCGAGATTAGACTGCACACCGGAAAGGTCGAAGACATCGCCTGCACCATCGAAGCCTTCCATGAAGCCTTGGCCGGCGGCGGCGAGGGAGGCATTGATTCGCTCGCGGGCTTGATTGAAAAACGGCGTGAGCGCATCGCCACCTTCCGCGAGGTTTTGATCGGCGGACCCTTGGAGGGAATTGCTGGCGTTTTGCACGGCCTCCATCGGGCCTTCGAGCATTCCGGCGAGGCCTGGGATTTTTGCAAAAAGCCCGAGGGCTTGGGCGATGATGCCGAGAAGTTTTGCGCCAAATGCTTGGGCTGCGCCGAGGAGTGCTTGCAACATGCCTTTCCAAAAATCTGCCTTTGTGACGAGGCTGAAGAAGCTCACGGCGTTTTGCACAATCTCGGGGATCAGGCGGGCGATGGCGGTGATGACTCCCGAGAGGGACCGGAAAAGGAAGTTGGCGGCGTTGCCCAGGGAAATCTTGATGCTGTCGCCAATGATGCTCCAAATCGACCCATCGGTCATCGCTTGGATGAACATCGAGGCCGCGCTGCCGATCTGCTGCCCGAGCGCGGTGAAATCCATCTTATTGAATTGCTCGAGGAGCGGCAGGATCGCCGGGGCGATCGATTCGGCCATGCCGACGAACACGCCTTGGAGCTTGTTGGAGGAGGCATTGATGAGATCGGATGTCCGGTCAAACACGCTGGCGTTCTTATCCATGATCGACGCCTGCGCGCCGAGGGTGTCGCCTGCTGTGGCGAGGGCGCCCGAGTCGCCGAAAAGGGTGAGGAGCTTGCCGCCGCTTTTGCCGAAGATGTCCATGGCGGCGGCGGCGCGCTCGGTGGGGTTGGCAATGCCGGAGAGGGCTGCGCCGATGGCATTGAAAGCTTGGTCGGGGGATTGGGCGGAAAGATCGGCTGCGGACAGGCCGAGCTTTTGCAGAGCCTCGGCGGCTGGGCCGCTGCCTGTGGTGGCTTCGGCAATCGCCCGCTGCATTTTATTGATCGTGCCGCCGACTTGATCCGCGCCGATGCCTGCCTGGTCGAAGGCTGTTCGCAGGAGCATGACTTTCCCGGCGGTCATGCCGGTCTGCCCCGCGACATCAGAGAGGACGCCGCCCATATCGAGGGCGGCTTTGACGCCTGCGGCGGCGACTCCGAGAGCGGCGAAAGCTGCGGCTCCGGCGGCTGCGACGCCGACCATGGCGGGTTTCATGGCGGCGACGGAGCTGTTCGCCTTTTTGATGGCGTTTTGCAGGCCGGTGTCTTTGGCCCCTAGTGTGACTGTTACATCTGCCATATTATTGTTTGAGTCCGGCTTCCTTGGCCTTTTGCGCGCGAATGGCGTGGTTCATCATGGAAAAGAATTTGCGGCGGGCGAGGTTGACGGCGAAGGATTGGCCGTTGGTGGAAAGGGTTTCGCGGGCGTATCGGACTCTATTGCTGAGTTTGATTTGCCAGGAGAAGCCGGCGGCCCGGCGATCGTTGATGGATCCTTTAGCTCGGCCCATGTTTCGGCGAACCCATGCGGGAATTCCTCGAACGGGTTGGCGGGCGTCAGCCTTGCACGCGGCGGCAGCAATACCCCACCCCGCCTTGGAAATGCCGACTCTTGCTAATGTCTCTTTGAGGAATTTTCTATAGACGGCTTGCCGCACGATGGCGCGGTCCAACATCCCCAAGTGTTTTGCTTGGCCGTCGGATCCTCGCTGCGATTTGTGAAATGACTTGGCGGAATCAACGCTGGCGATGGTGTCTTGCGAATCAAGCGCCCAGACTATCCCGCTCTTCTCATGCAGAGCCGCCCCACCGCTGCTAAATGCTCGTCCACTGGTGACTTCTTTCCACCATTTCTGGTTCACGATGGTAAAAATGCCACGAATGTTTTTTGTGATCTTTTTCTCTCCTTGTTTTTTGGCGGCTACCCCTGCGCCTTTTGGTGCGGTGCTTTTGGCAAGTTCCAAGCAACAAAGGCGGCCGGCATTGTGGACGAGTTGTTTGACCTCTTTGCCGACGATCTTTTCGTATTGCTTCATTTTTCGAAGCATTTTGGCGTCGTCGATTTTTACAGTGGGAGCAGGCATATCAGTCCTCGTCGTCATAAGTTGGCAACTGAGTCAAAATCGCGGCGAGGTCGTGCTCGGCAGGCGCGGAGGGGGTGACGGTCCAGACGCCGTGGGAGCGAAGCGCGGCGTGCTGGTAGGCTAGTGCTCGGTGCAGCGGGAGTTGCCAGAGTATGTAGTGTTCGGACCATCCGGTTTCGCGGGCCAGGGTGAAGACCATCGAGGCGGTCTGCCCTGGCTCAATTAGTTTGGGGGGGTGGATTCCTCTTTATCGCCGGGCTTGGGCTCAACGCCAAATGACGCCTTGGCGACCTGCTCGCCGATGCGGTTGAGTTCGTCAGAAAGTTCGCCGACACGCGAGAGGTCGATCGAGAACATGAAGGCGTCGATAGATTCGTCGGCCTTGCCGCTGTGGACGGATTTGAGGACTTCGGAAATCGGCGCGCTTTGAATCCACGCCAGAGCGGCGAGGTTTCGCATTTGCTCGGCATCGGTCTGGTTGCCTTCGAGTTTGATACCGAGGCGCTGGATGAGGTTGAAGGTGCCGATGGAGAACGGCCTGAGGCGGAGCCCGGCAACCTCGAGGGTGTCGGGGTCAAGAAACATGTAGTCGGATTTGGGATCGGTCATTTGAGGTAAGAGAGGAGTTTGTCTTTTTTGTCCTGGGGAAGGTCGGCGGGGACGGTGACCATGCGGTTGCCTCGACGAAGGACGGCGGCGGGAGTGAGTTCGCGGATCTTGTCGCGGAGTTCGGAGAGGTGGCGGGCGGACCATCGCATGAAGGCAATGGGGTGGTGAGAGTGCTCGAGGCACCATTGCTCCGAGTTGTAGCGTTTGCGGAATTCCTCAAAATCGATTTCCTCCCGGCCTTCGGCTGTCACAAAAAGCCCCTTGCTGGATCCGTCGATATACCACTCGACTTTGCGAAGCGGGCCTTTTTCGGTCTGCTCCACGGTGTCGCGGAATCCGCTACCTTCGACTAATCGAAAGCCGCTCGTGAGCGCGTCGGCGATGAGCCGGGTATTCTGCGCGTTGAGGGGGTTGTTTCCGTAACGGATGCGTCCGTCTTTGGTGGTCTCGCCGAGGGAAGTCTCGGTGAGGTAGTGGTAGCTGTCGCCTGGTTTTAACATAATGTGATCGGTGGGCAGACGGCCGGTCTGCGAGCGGGCGCCGTGGCGCGGTTAGGTGGCGCTCGGGAAGCCTTCGCCAGAGTATTCCCAAGACTCCCAATCGTCGTTGTTCGTCTGGTTTTTGATGGAGTTGATGATGACCTTGCCGGTGACGCCGGTAGGTTTGCCGGTGCCGTTGGCGTTGATCGAGACGGGGCAGGGCGCGCCTTTGCCGGAAACCGTGAAAGAAAACTTGGGATCGTAGACGGCGGCTTTGGAAAACTTGCCGTCCTTGGTGACGAGGATGGCAACTTCACCCTGCGAGGTGACTTCCACGCTTTGCGCGGTAGCCGTAGAGATGAGGGTAATCCCGATTGCGGTTGGAGCGGCCATAGTTAGTTCGAGGCGAATTGTTGGTAGGTGACTTCGTAGTCTGGGAAATCCTCTGCGGACTCGGAGACTTTGGCGGAGGTGATGACAGCCGTGCCGGTGACATTGTTATTGGCCGTGACGGCGGGCGCGTAGGTGCCTTTGCCTTTGATGACCGTCTCGGTAGTGACGACACCTTTCAGCACGGCCAGTTTGGTGACTCCGGTCGTGTCGCGAACGGAGGCGATTTCGGCGGTTTCTGTTTGGGTCGTCTCTTGAACAAAGCCGGAGGCGGGATCGGAGACTCCGAAAAGGTCGATGGTTGCGAAGGCCATGGTTATTCGTCGGTGGGTTGGGGCGCGGAGGGAACGCGCAGGGTGAAATAGAATTCGAGCTTGGTGCCGCCTTCGACCGGCACGCTGCCAACGCTGGCAAAAGCCCCGGCGGCGTTGGCTTCGTCGATTAGGTCGCGGAGTTTGGTTTCGAGGTCGGGCATTTGATTCAGCTGGGTTGTCAAATTTCCCGCACGCCAACGACGAGTTCGGCGGTGGTGGTGAGGCGCTCGTCTTCGCGGGATTCGCTCCAGGTGGTGAGGTGACGGCCGCTGAAAACGAGAGTCGGTGGGAAGAAGGCGGAGACGGCGGAGAGATTCGCGGCGGTGCGGAGGGCTGCCGTCAGAGTGCGGTGGGTTTCCAAGGCATCCTCGAGGAGCACAGGGGTGGAGAGGGTGATCTGGACCGTGGCGCGGTAGAGCTTGGCGACAGGGCTTTCGGCGTTGTCGCACGAGACGACGATGACGGGCAGGTCGCCGGGGATTTCTTTGTCGTCCGTGCTGCCGTGGATCGTGAGCCCTTCCATGGCAGGTAGAGCGCGAAGGTAGGAGACGAGGGCGTTTTGGGTATCGAGGGTCATTGCGCGGAGCCGGGCGTGAGCGTGACAACATGCTCTCCGGTGATGTGGGTCGGCTGGGTGATTTCGGTGACGAGGTAGGTGCGCCCGTTGAGGAACACTGATTCTCCACGGCGCGGAGGGCTTTGGAGGTCGGAAACCAAAAATCGGCATCTGAACTCGCCGCCCTGCTTCAAGCCCCCAGTCTCGAGGTCGAGGCCGATGGCCGTTGTAGCCAAGCAAACGCGGATTTCCTGCCCGCGAAATTTTACAAGAGTTCCGTGAAGGGCATTGCCAACGGCGGCGGAGCGTATGGCGAGAGCGTTGCGGGATGCGGGCGACACGCCACTGGGGCCGTGTCAAAAGAAAAGCCCCCGGCAGGAGTGAGACTGCCGAGGGCTTTTGCGGGCGAGGAGCGCGGGAGTGCGCTTGGAATTACGCTGGGACGATGAGCGCCATCGTGCCGTCGGTGAGGCCTTTCGACGCACCGAACATCACTTCAAGCGATGCGATGAGCGAGCGGGTGCTCTTGTCCGAATACACATTGTAAGAGATGGTCAGGCCGACTTGATCGAGCGTGACCGAGTCGCTGACGAGGTAGTCGTTGTCCGCGAGGGCGGGAACGCCTGCGGCCATGACGAGCGCCTCGGGCGAGCAAGCGAAGCCTTTGAGGCCGCTCTCTCCGCCGAATGCGGTTGCGTAGTGGACGCCATTCTCAAATCCGTAAGCGCCTTCACCGAGATTGAGGGCGGTGGTGCTGGTCGGGATGAGGTTGCTGTAGATGACGGGCGAGACCACGAGGCCTTTGCGCATCGACTTGTGGACACCTGCCCAGAGCAAGGGGAGGTCGCCGGAGGTGGCGTTGATCGAGCCTTCTGCGCTGTCCACGACGGCTGCGCCGAAGTTGGCAACGGTCACGGGCGCTGTGGCCAAGGTCCAGATTTTGTCGGCGATGGCGTCGAGGTTGATCTGGATGAGGCGCTCCAAGCGGTGTGCGCTTTGGAGGTCGCTGTAAGCGAGGCCGAAGGGCTGGTAGATGTGGTCGAGGCTGACGCTGGCTTTGCCGAGGGTCGTGCCGCCGATGCTGTTGAAGGTGGTTGGGTTCACCGATGTGCTGGCAGTCGCGGAGGCGATTGGCACATGGATGGTGTCTTTTGGCTTCTTAACATCCGAGCTGAAATCGGAGGCGAAGAGGTTCAAAGCGCTGAGGCGCTTGCTGAGGACGGTTTTTGTTTGCTGAGCGATGGAGTCAGCAACCAGGGAGCTGTCGATTGTATTGGGCATTGTGGTGGTTGGTTGGTGTTGGGTTTCTCCTTGGCTCAGGCCTTGGAAATTTTATTGCGGTGCTGCCAGATGGCGGCTTTGTGTTTTTCGAAGAGGGCCGAGGCTGTTTTGCGGTCTCCGGCTTCCACGGCGGCGATGTATTCGGCGACGGGGTCGGAGGCCTCGGGGCTGGCGTTCTCAATGACAGGGACGACGCGGGCGGCGGAGAGGCCGAGGCTGCGCTCGAGGCGGGCGAGGGCTTCGCGCTCGGCGGCGAGCTCGAGGCTGGCGTTGTCCAGTTTGGCTTTGTAGGCGGAGATTTCGGCGAGGGCGGCATCACGCTCGGCGAGGGCGGCGTTGTATTTGGCGAGGATTTGGTCGGCGGCGGCGATCTTGGCGACGGGGCTTTCGATCGGCTCGATGACTTCGGGCTCGGGGGTGGGCTCGGCTTCGAGGACGGTCTCGACGGCGGGCTCAGCGGCCGGGGCTTCGACAACTTCGGGGGCGGATTCGCTGACGACGGTGTCGAGGATTTCGACCTCGGGCTCGGCGGCGGGTTGGGTTTCGGCTTGGCTCTGCATAGATTTTGCTTTGGCGAAGGTGTCAAATCTCTCCCTGAGTTGAGCGGGGGTTGCGGTGGCTGCGGCGGCGACGCCTTCCTCGATGGCGTCGGCGAATCCGAGGGCGACGGCTTCTACGGCATCGAGCCATGTTTCTTGGTCCATCATCTCGGCGATGCGGTCAGCCTCCATGCCGGTCTTGCGGACATACGCGTTGCGGAGGGAGTCTTTGAGTTTGTCGAGGAGGTCGGCTTCGCGGCGGAGCTGGTCGCTGTCTCCCATGCTGACGGTCCATGGGTTGTGGATCATCAAAAGAGCGTTGTCGGCGATGTAAACGGGAGCGCCTGCCATGGCGATGACCGAGGCCATCGAGGCGGCGAGCGCGTCGATGTGGACGGTCAGCCCGCCTTTGTGACGACGGAGCGAGTTATATATCGCGGTCCCTTCCACAACTGATCCCCCGGGCGAGTTGATTCGGAGGTGGATGTGTTGGCCGTCGAGCTTGGCAAGGTCGGCGAGGAACTCTTTTGACCCTGAGCCAAAAGCACCGACCTCATCGTAGAGATGAATCGTTGCCGTGCCGTCGTTGGATTTTTCCAATGCATAGAATTTGATCATGGTGTGGGTTGGGTTGGTTGGGTGAGAGCTTCGGCTTGGGCGGGGAAGACATCGCCGAGGTTGAGTCCGAGGGATTCGCATTTTTCTTTGCGGCGAATGTAGGCGCTGAGGATGTCGTCCTCTTCGGCTTCGGCATCGAGGCCGTGCAGGTTGCAGTAGCGCTCCCAAGACATGTAACCGGAGTCGAGAAGCTGGGCGTAGAGGCGGCCGTCGCGGCCGTTGTCCACGGTAATTTTTCGCGGGGCGACGAACTCACAGCGCCACCAATCATCTCCAGGGTAGGGCAAACGCCCGGCTTGGATTTCTTGGTAGATCCAGAATTTCCAGAGCGGCCGGCAGAATTGATCGATCAGCATTTGCTGGAGCCGCTCGAGGAAGTTTTGGGCGACTTCGAGGAGACCGCGAAATTCGGTGCCTGCGCTGCCGACGAAGATCATGAGTGCCTCGGGCGGGAGGCCCATGCCTCGTGCGATCTCGCCCATGATGGTGCGGATGAATGGCTCGAAGGCTCCGGCGGGGTGTTCGTTTTTGAATGATTGGATGGACTCGCCGGGCTTGAGGCGCGGGATGAGCGTGCCGTTGTAGAGGGCTTCGGTGCTGATCTCTTCGCCGTTGGGGCCGGTGATCATCTTGCCTGCGCCGAGGCCGATCTTTTGGGCTTCGTTGCTGGTGACGACAAATCCGATCTGGGCGCCTGCTTTGGCGGATCCTTTTTCGTAGGCGAGATATTCGACAAGGTCGTGGCAGTTGGTGATGGCGTTATGCAGCCACGAGACTCCACGGGGGTATCCTGCCCGGCGGATGTGCCGGAAGTGCAGCATGTCGGCGGCTGGGACATCTTGAAATTTTCCAGAGGCCCGGTCGGTAATGACGCGATAGCTGACGGGGGCGTTGAAGCGGTCGAGAAGAACGCCGTCGAAAGCGCGCTCGTTGCTGTTGGCCGTGGATCCGACCGCCTCGGCGCCGATGAATCGGACGCGGGTGCCGCCTGCTTGGGTGGAAAGAAATTGCGCGAAGAAGTCGCCGTCGCAGGCGACTTGGCGGAGGATGAGAGATTGAGCGCCGTAGAAATTCACCTGGGCGCTGGCATCGAAGGCCCACGCATCACCGCAAGCGCGGTCTTCGAAGGCGCGCTCGGCTTGGCGGTTCCATGCGCTGTCTGCGGTGCGGGCCTTGGGGACGATGCCCGTGCCGACGGCGCGCTGGGCGAGGTGCTCGATGAGATAGGAAGCCGTGCCGAAATTGTTGTAGAGCCAGCGGGCGCGTTGCATCAGCTCCATGCGAGTCCGTGGCGCGAGTTCGCGCTTTGGCTCGTAGGTATTCATCACAATCAAGCTCCGCTCGCGGGAGTGCTCGGCACCTTCAAATGCCGCTGCCTTGGGGTCTTTGCGCGGACGGCCTGCACCGGGGCGAGGTCCGCCCCAACTTGATTTCTTGATTTTCGGAGCCATTGACTCCGAGCGCCGTGTCAAACGGGGGTGGTGAAAAACGAGCGGTCGAGGACCGTGCAGAGTTGCCGGCCGTTTGGCTCAGCGAGGATCTCCTCGAGGGCTTGGAGGAGGAGCCACTTCGGAAACGAGACCTGTCCGCTTGAGGCGGTGCCGTCGCCGCTGATGCTGGTGATGACGACTTCCTCGGACGCGGAGAGAAACGCCGCGTCGGCGAGCGCCTGGAGTTCGGCGGTGTTCTTGGTTCGGCGGAGGTAGGATTTAACGCCGCTGATTTTGTCGAGGTCGGTCACGCCTCGGCGGGCGTGTCAAAGACTAGGATTTAACCACAGAGAGCACAGAGGACACAGAGGGGCGTTTAGTTTTTCAAAATGTGCCACGCGATGTGGCAGAGTTTGAGGGCGTCCATGTAGTGATCTTGGGCAACGGATTTCCAGATGAGATCCGTTCCGCTGGCGGTCTTGCGGGGGACGAGGCGCTGGCCGCTCAAACCACGGAGGAAGTCTTCGCTGACATCGGCGGGGATTTTCACCGGGGGCTTTGCGTTGCGGATGCGGTCGGTGAAGAGTTCGGTTTTGATGGCGTGGTCGACAAAAGTATAAAGGACGATGTTCGAGAATTCGGGGATCGTGGTGCGGGAGATTTTGGATCCGAAGGTTGCGCCTGATCCTTTCGCCGGGTGGTAGAATCCGGAGCTGGCTTGGCAGGCGGCATAGACGCGGAAGGTGGCGAAACCGGAGTCGAGGAGGCCGCACTCGGGGGCGAGCTTTTGTCCGCTCGGCGTGGTGTATTCGCGGCGCGGGGCGTCGAGTAAAAGGTCTTCAATGGCGAGGGTGGTTCCGTAGTCGAGGACATACGAGGAGCCGTCTTCGGCGAAGGCGGTCGTGACCCAATACTGTTTGTCCTGGCCGATGTCGGCGCAGGTGACAATGACGCGGGGTTCGATCGGGCAGGATCCGCGTTGGTAGTCGCCACGGAGGGCGAGGATGTTCGACTCGCCGATGGAGGTTTCGATCTGTTCCCACGGCATGGCCATGGTGCTGTTCGTGAAATCTTGGAGGCCGTTGATCGTTCCTTTGTCCCGGAGGAACTTGATGGCGAGCGCGCCGAATGTGCAGGAGCGCCACGGGGCGTAAAGGGAGTTTAGGTGGAAGGATCGGAAGCCGCGTTGCGCGGTGGGGTTGGTGGCTTGCCATTTTCCATCACCAAGCATTTCCATTTTCTGGCCGTCATTGATTTCGCCACCGCATCGCTGGCACAGGTAATGCGCGGACTCCTCGACGCGGGCCATGTTCCACTTGCCGGACTCCTTGGCGGTGGCGTCCCACTTCACCTGCTCCCACAAAAGCTCGATGCGCTCGTGGCAATGCGGACACTCGAGCATGAATTTCTCCTGCGTGCCTTTGAGATATTCCTGCCAGATCGCGCCGTCGGGCGTGGTGGGTGTGGAGGTCTTGACTCTGAGCGCGCCGACGAAACTTTTCGTGCGGTTCTCGGCGAGGAAGAGGGCGCTGGTCTCGCTGTCGGTCTCGCGGGCGAATTTGTCCACCTCGTCCATGAGCAGGAGACCGGCGGGGCGGCTGGCGAGGTTCGCGGGGGAGTTGCTGCCGACGAAGACGAGGGAGCACCGCGAAAAGTGCTGCTCGAGGTTTTTTAATTTGTGCCGGTCGCTGGGAATTTGCTCGCGGAGGGTGGCGCTGTCCTCGAAGAGCGGGAGCCACCGCGTCTCGGAAAAGGATCGGGCGAGGCCTTCGGTGGGCATGACCCACACGACGGGCTGGGGCTTGTTCACGATCCGCCAGGCGGTGCCTGCTTGAACCATCGTCGTCTTGCCGGTTTGCGTCCCAAAGACGAGCACGAGGTCGCTGACATCGACATCGCCGAAACACTCGAGCGGCTCGCGCAGGTAGGGGGTGAGGTCGGTGCTGAAATGTCCAGGGGATTGAGTCTGCCGCTCCGAAAGCATGACCTCATCCTCGCACCACTCGCAGACCGTTCGGGTGTCGATCGGTGCGAGCATCGCGTTGGCGGCCTGCATTAAGACTTCAATGCTCGCGGCCATATCTCGTCTTTTGCGTTCTCAATCAACCGGGCGCTCCATTCGAACAAGGTCTTCTCGACCATCTTTTGCGGCTGCATCGCCAAACGCGGGGCCATGGTTTTCGGCATGACCTCGGCCATCTGCCGGACGGGAAGCAGGATTCTTTGAAGAAACTCCAACCCTTCAGCAGTAAAGATCGTAATCTGTTGCATCCGCTGCCACTCGTCATAATCCTTCTGAGCTTTCACCCGATTGTTTCTGGCCGCGATGTAAACCTGATTGGCCTTGCGGTAGTCTTCGATCGATCCGCCTCCGAGTTCGATTTCTTTTAGTTTTTGATGAGCGGCGTCTTCGGCAGCGATCGCACGATCAAGCGAGAGCTTCGGCGTGTTGGCTGATTCCATCGGCTTGGTATCATTTGATACCTTGGCGGTGGGCGGTTGCGTTTGTAGCGGTTGAGCCGGTGCCGGGGTAGCCTTCGGTGGCGGCGTTGATCGGTTGGCTTTGTCTTTGCGGTTGCGCGGCGGAGCGTTGATGGCGCGCCAGGCATTCGCTGCATCTACCGATCCGGTCGGCATCCCACGCTTGACCAGCATGGAGACGAGGCCTTTGGTGCATCCGAGTTGTTTTGCGAGTTCAGTAACGCCCACGCTATTGAACACGAGTCAAATATTGAACACTCGGATTCGTAACGAGCGACTGTCAAAC